ATATGTGTATATTTTGCCCCTAAAATAATATTATAATAATTGTTTACTATTTTATCAACCTTAATACCTACTGGATGAATTTCAGTAAAAGTACCTGTTCGATGATACCAATGTAATCTTTCCCAATTAGGTGTATCATCCATTTCAATAACGTGGCCACTTTCTGTTTGGTGTACGTGATTATATGGATAAATTGCTTTCCAGGGAATTGATGGTTCAGACCAAGCTTTACCATCAGCAGTAGGGATATGCATTTGTCCTGCTTTCCGGTTTTCCATTTTTTCAAATACGATACCCGAAACTCTTGGATCACTCGTATCAGTATTTCCACGAATCCCTCTTGCTAATCTATTTGTAGTTGGTTCTTTTAAATAATTTAAATTTCTAGTTGCTGATATGGATGTATTTGCTAAACCTGTATCTGGATATGTTGATCTAATTCCCTGTTCTACAACCTTAACAGTAAATGGGGGAACTGGTGCACGAGGACCCGTTTGTCCAATCAACGATCTTACTTCACCTTTTTTCTCAAGGGTAGTAGTAGCCGAAACTTGTACAGTTTGTACATCTTCAGTAGGATCAGGTTTTGCATTGTGAATAATAGTTGCTGGTTCTCTAGGAACCATGTCTGTCATAGGATTATAAAAAAGATCCCTCTTTCCCCCTTCATCTGGAAATAATGGATGGCCGACATCTCCACCTTCTAATCTTGGATCAAGAAATCCTTGTCCACCTACAGCGGTTCCATCGTTATTAATTCCCTTTGCATCTAATTCCGGAATACCACCAACTGTTCCAAAAAACATCGGTTCTTGTCCGTCTTCTCCATCACGATAGAAACCAATTACCCATGTACCCTCAACTGGACCTATTGGTGAAGTACCAACTCCTGTTTGACTTGCTGAAGTAATCGGTGATACAGGATATGCCCACGGTAATCCCTCAGTTGGTTGATCGTTCTTGTTTTCCGAATGCCACCCCAAAACTCTAATTCTACATCTACCAAGATAAAGCGGATCATGGCGGTCTTCGACAACTCCTTGCCACCAAATGAACCCCCCTTTTCCCATAAAGTATGCCATATATCAAAATCCTCTACTTGCGTCACCGGTTTTTTTAAAATCTGCTACTCTACTCTCAGTAAATTCTTGAGAAGTTTGAGTTGAACTTGATGCTGCTTGTGATCTATCTGCACCAACTGATTTTTTTAATGAATCTTTTATTGCTTCAAATTCTATTTCATACTTTTCTTTAGTGAAATGATGTCGTAACTTCGTAATTAAATAATAACCACTTAAATACGTATGACCTTGCGATTGGGTAATACCATCCCTATCTTCAAGATATGTTGTAGGTAATTTGAATTCTATTAAATCTCCTACTGCCCTAGTAGATAATCCAGGCGCTCTAATGTTTAATTTAATATTATTAGCTTGCTGACTTTGTACTAATCGTGATTGCATCCATTGTTCTACTCTATTTGGAATAAGGTTTAGTTTGGATCTCACTTCTCCCTTTACACCTCTTGATCCCAGATCTTCTTTAAATCGAACATCATGTGCAAAATTAGAGGGATAAAAACTCATCACCGATTCAGGTGCACCCAATGCATCTTGTTTTTCAGTAGCTAATTTTCCTGTTCCCAAATGAGTAAAAGAATCACTAAAGTTTTTAGCATCAGAGGGTTGTCGTTGAGTCTCCATCACCTCAGTTGCACCGGTATCTGGATCTATTCTTGTTTCTTCACTTATTGAAGTAGGATCATGCATATTAAAATCTAATGTATCATATTTCATTCTAACCAAATCGTGTGTAAGTAATCTATTTGCATACATCCCAGATGATAGGTTTTCAAGAACATCAAAATTAGAAGAAAATGAATATGCATCCACAGCCGTCATTTCTATAGCAATATTTGTAGCCTCATCTGTACTACTACCCATTCGTTTTGGCTGTACCACATACACTTCTTTAACTGGTTCTTCTGGTGTGGTATATACTAATTCAGTAGGCGAGCCCGGAGCACCTGCTACAGTACTATACCCCATACCACCACCGGCCATAAGAGTTTCCATAGAAATAAAAAAGAATCCTCTTATACTCTCATAAAAAACAAAACTAGAACCAATTGCTTGTTTACCAGCAGATACTGCCCTTGATGCTAAGAAATTAAAAGCCTTGAATGGTGTTTGATTTGGTATAATTAAATCTGTAAGATTCTTAGTAGGTTCAACAAAAATACGTTTAGCTCTACCTCCTCTACCTCGTTGAAAAAATTGTCTATAAAGAGATTTTACTACATCAGATATTTTTCGTGGTGCAAGTGTAACTGGATCAAGTGCAGATTTTTTGACCTTTTGTTTTAGATTTAAAATAGCCTCTTCAGAAACGAAAGATAATTTATAAGTTACTATTCCTTCATTAAGTTTCATAATGTTAAGAATTTTAACTACTCTAAATTTTAAATTAATTATACCTTCATTTTGACTCCCCTCAAACGGACCGGGAATTAGATTTGAATTTCTTTGTCGTACAAGACCTTTTGTTTTTACTTGAATCTGTATAGTTTCTTCACCAATAATAGGAACGCTTTCCATTAATCCCACACCATCTACTATCTGTATATTTCCAGTAAGAAAGTTTCCAAAAATATCTTCATAGATATTAAAATCTGACCAAGCGGCCTTTAGATCAACAGACCCCTTTCTATTGGGTGAAGTAAGCAAAAGTTTTTGGAGCTCAAAATCACCAGGAAATGAGGGAAGCTTATCCGCGTCTGGATTTTTTAAGAAATCCGATTTAGTTCCGTGATCGGCAGACTGTGGATTAATGCCAGTCTCAGTTTTTCGTCTTTCAAGAATTGTACCGAATCCATCTCTTAACGCCATCAGTCAAGTTTCTCCGAATGTTCAGAAAGTATGTCTGCAACATATCTCCTATCAATTAATTTAATCTCACGTTTAGCTTCATTTCTATCTTCTTCCCAATTATAACAATATACAATATTTCGATCAAATTCATCAAGAGCATTGTAGGTTGTTACATCAACCTCTAACGTGGCCTCAGGAGATGCTTCAGTAGTACCTGTTGCTTCTGTTCTAGTCCTAACAATTTTTTCATAATGATGTACAGTATTTTTTGCTAATTGAAGTGTATCATATTTGTTTTTAACATATTTTCCAAATTCTCTAGAATTCAATGGCCAATCAAAAATAGGATCATGTATATCATTAATTAAAAAAATTAACCACGTATATTTTACATCACCATAAATCTTAAATGCAGTTATATCAGGTCGTTCTGATTCTGGTATTGAATAAGAAAAATAACTAATAATATCAGTTTGAAGAATGCTTTTTATTTTTGCCTTAACCATAATATTAATCGCAGTCTTAGTTTTTATGGGTTTTATCCCAGTAATATCATAATTAATTTGTGGATAATGTTGAAAAAATTCAGACATATGTTACGCTCCTTGATTTATTCTTTCTCGATACATTACTTCTAGTTCCATAAACGAAAGTTTCATTGCTATAGTTACTGGATATTGTGTGCCATCAAAAAATAGAGGTACGCTTTCTGTAGTAAAATCTAAATCACAACCAAGTAATACTGATTTCCCTATATTAAACATAGGATTTGAACCGCTATTCGGTAATGATGTACCATTAATATAATAATTAATTTTAAATGTATCAGGATACCCAAACATCATTGAAGGTGAAGTCATCGCGTCACCGCCCCCATGAGAAGGTAACATAGCCCTTTTAAACGCATTCACAATTTTTATACAGGCCTTAGATTCAGCTACATCTTGTGGTAACATTTGAAAACTAAAATCATGTGTTCTCATATCAGTAGGGCCTTTATATGCGGCAACAATATAAGGATTGAGTACAGCACCTTGTGCTCGTTCCATTACAGTTTTTGTTCCTTCTACCATAAGGTTGGCTTTATCTGCCGCTTTAAGCAGTCCCACTTTTGCAGATTCACTTGATGCGGCAGAGGCCTGTGCACCCAAAACACTTTTCAACTGTTCAATATTCATTCCCCCTCCAGGCGACCCGCCTGTGTTTTGCATTGCCTTAACAGCCTTATCCGCCATAGCCCCTAGTCCACCTAATGCAACAGCTTCATATTCTGATTTATATGATGTGTTTAGGGCGTCGCCAGGAATATATAATGCTATATCAAGCGTTGGCGTGTTAGTTTTAAAACCAAATGCTTCAAAAGATATCCAATTATCAGTCATCGTCATCGTACTGGACGTACCAATATTAGAAGGGTATTCAAGATATTGTATTGGAACCTGTGCAGGCGCAGTCGGATTTGGGGCAGTATTGTCATGCGGTGAGCCCATTAGGTATCTCCTTTTATGGTTGGTATTATTAAACTATCTATATATTTATATGGCATACAAAGGAAAGTTTCGGCCCCAAAATTATGAAAAATATAAGGGGGATCATACTAAAATTATTTATCGATCTGGGTGGGAATTAACCGTCATGAAATACCTAGATCGACAACCTACAATCTTGCGTTGGTCAAGTGAAGAGATTATTATACCCTATCGTTCCCCTATTGACAATAGAATGCATAGATATTATCCAGATTTTTGGATTAAAACTATTAAAGGTGAAACCCTAATTGAAGTCAAACCTAAAAAACAAACTAGGCCACCCAAACTTAACCCCAAACATAAGAGAAGATTCCTAAAAGAAGTAAAAACATGGGGAATAAATGAAGCTAAATGGAAAGCGGCAGAAGCATATTGTGAATACAAAGGTTGGAAATGGCAAATAATAACAGAGGACACTTTGATAACTAAATAGTAATATGGCTACAATAGAAGAATCTTATTTGGATAAATTAAAAGACGCGATCAATACTAATTCAATCACTGCTAAATCAAAAGCAGCTGGTGATTGGTTTCGCTCAATTGTCAATAGAACAAAGGGGAAGTTTTCTAACGAAACTCCAGAGAAAATACTTCAACAGTCAGAAAATTTAGTATCTCAAAGTGTACTAGGGAAAATGTATTTCTATTCTTATGATCCTAAATGGAAA